TACTTAGACGGAACTGTTCACGAAGGAAGACCAATAGAAAGGAGTGGTGCTCATTGTAAAGGTCAGAACAAAAATTCTATAGGTATAGCATATGTCGGAGGAGTTGATAAAGATATGAACCCTAAAGATACGCGCACAGAATGTCAAAAAGAAGCTTTGTGTGATATACTAGAACATTATAAAACTAAATATCCAAAGGTAGAAATATTTGGTCATAGAGATTTTTCTTCAAAAGCATGCCCTAGTTTTGATGCTACTAAAGAATACGAGAACATAACTAACATGTGGTAATATGAAAAATAAAAAGAAAACACCCTGCTGGGATTCTCACAAAATGGTGGGATTAAAAATGAAGTCAGGTAGAAAGGTACCTAATTGTGTACCTAAAAAGAAAACACGTAAAAAATAAATATTATGCCAAAAGTAGGAACAAAGTCATTCGCATACACGCCAAAAGGAAAAGCGAAGGCAAAAGCTTATGCTAAAAAAACAAACAAAGTAGTTGTTAAAAAAAAAAGTAAATACTAAAAAACCATGCGGTTGTAAACACTGATAATTATGGCAACACCCAGAAAAGGAAAAGCAAAAGTAAAAATAACAGCGTCCGGTAAAAAAGTAAGTTACGGACAAGCTGGTTCAGCTAAAAGTGGAGGGCCTCGTGTTAGACCAGGCACCAGTAAGGGCGATAGCTACTGTGCTAGAAGCTTAGGGATAAAAAAAGGGTTAAGCAAAAAGAAGCAAAACGATCCTAATACTCCAAACAATCTGTCTAGAAAAAGATGGAAGTGCTCTGGAGCTAAATCTAAAAAATAAATATATGAGTTGGTTAAGTAAATTATTAGGTAGCGGTACAAAAGGTTTAGGTGATCTAGCTAAAGATATTAGAGAGGCTCTTAAAGGTAAAGAACTAGACCCTAATAAGCAGCTTGACATTGCGGCTAAGTTAGCAGAAGTACAAACTAAAATTAATGTAGCAGAAGCTACTCACAGATCTGTATTTGTTGCAGGCTGGAGACCTTTTGTAGGTTGGGTTTGTGGATTTGGATTATTATACGCAGTATTATTAGAACCTCTACTTAGGTTTATATTTACAGTAAACGGGTGGGATTCAACTTTCCCTATTATAGATACAACTATTACAATGCAAGTTCTATTCGGAATGTTAGGATTAGCAGGATTTAGATCATACGAAAAGAAAAACAATTTAACAAAATAACAAATAACAAAAATGGGAAGGTATTTTAACTTAGAACAAGAAACAAAAGTAATATGCAGAAATGCAAAATCAGTAACTAAAAGCGACACAAATTTTACAGAAGCATTTGTACCTAGAGGGGAAGCTGCTTTATATGTAGGAGGTGCAGGAGATGTACACGTTAGAATGGCTGGCGACGAAAGTGATGCGGTGGTAATTTTTAAAGCCGTTGCTGCGGGCTCATTTTTACGTATAGTGGTAAAAGCTGTGCTAAGTGCAACAACAGCTACTGAAATTTTAGCTATAAATTAATAGAATACATATACGCTATGACCACAGACGATTTAAAAATATATACTATAAACAGTTTTACACTCGGAATATCAATGACTAGCTTAGATACATTTCTAAAAATATCATTGTTAATGGTTACCATAGGGTATACAATAAACAAATGGTATTTATTAACCAAAAAAGATAAAGACTCTAAAAACTAAAATCTCTGCATTACAGGTAACTATAACTTAAGGAACAATTAAATTAAACTAAATTATGAGTAAAATTAAACAAGAAGAATTAGAAAACATTATTGCACAGCAAAATAGCGCTGACAAGCTTATTAACAATTTAGGTTTACTAGAGGTTAAGAAACATGAATTATTGCACGCTTTTGCACAAGTCAATGCTCAGATAGAGGATACTAAAAAAGACTTAGAAAGCACGTACGGCAATGTTAATGTTAATTTAGAAACTGGTGAATATACAGAAATAAAAGATGAGCAAGGTAGTTAGAAAAATAAGCATAGGATCAGATTACAAAAGTGATGCGATGCATTATTCCGTGGGACAAACCGTATACGGAGGTCACGAGATAAAAGCTATATTGCTTGACGAGAATGATATGTCTTATAATATCTACATAAGTAAAAACAACGAGACTATGCCATGGAAGAAATTTAATTCTAACATGGCTATATCCGTTGAATACGATCTAGAGTATTAATGAATAGTCTTGGTCAATTTATTGTTAAACCTTTAAATGATCGGTATAATAATAAAGTAAAAGTAGGTGATAAAGATTTAATTACTAATACTCAAGTAGAGGATTGGAGATCTGTTAGTAAAGAAGCTATTGTTGTTTCAACACCTTTAGCCTTAAAGACAGATATAAAACCTGGAGATAAAGTAGTAATACATCACAATATATTTAGAAGGTGGTACGACATCAAAGGACTCGAAAGAAACGGTTCTACGTTTTTTAAAGACGATTTGTTTTTTGCTAACTCGGATCAAATATATATGTATAAAAGGAATGATACTTGGATTGCTAATATGCAATATTGCTTTGTGTCACCTATTGCGGAAACAGACGTTTTAAAGAACCAAAAAGAAAAAGAACTTATTGGTATACTAAAATACGGAAACAAGTCCTTAGAAGACGCTAAAATACTACCTGGTGATTTAATTGGGTTTCTTCCTAACTCTGAGTTTGAGTTTGTTTTTGAAGACAAGCGTTTATATTGTATGAAATCAAATGATATCGTAATTAAATATGAATACAAAGGAGACGAAGAAGAATATAATCCAAGCTGGGCACATAGCCGTTGAAGAATTAATAAAAGTAGCTAAAGAAGCTATCGTTGATTCAGAAGAGGATTTGTCAGCAGACAAACTTAAAAATGCAGCAGCTACTAAAAAGTTAGCTATATTCGATGCTTTTGAAATACTAGCTAGATTAGAAGAGGAAGAGGAGAGGTTAGAAGAGAAACCTAAAGAGGAAAAGAAACAAGCTTTCAAAGGCTTCGCTGAAGGAAGATCTAAATAATGTACAAGCAATCTTTATATAAAGTAAATACTGATCATATAAAACCGCAAATTATAAAGCGGATGAATAGGTATAAAAAATGGAAGTATGGTTATAATGCTGAGCATGACGTTGTGGTTATTAGCAAAACTGGAGAAATTGGAGAAATATATACTATCCAGGATCTTAACATCGCTCTACCTAAAGAACCAAAAGATATACAAAAGCGTTCAGCTAAGAAAGAAGAACAATATTGGAGCAAGCTAGAATATCCTAAAGAGCTGGCAAAAATAAAAAGTGTTTTTGATTGGGAAAAATACCCAAATGATTTTAAAGAAAAGTGGTACGAATATATAGACAAAGAATTTGAAAAGAGAGAACAAGGTTTTTGGTTTTTTAACAATGGTAAGCCTGCTTATATCACTGGTACTCATTACATGTACTTGCAGTGGTCCAAAATTGATGTTGGGGCAGCAGACTTTAGGGAATCGAACAGACTATTCTTTATATTCTGGGAAGCTTGCAAAGCAGACAAAAGATGTTATGGTATGTCATATCTCAAGAACAGACGTTCGGGATTTTCATTCATGGCGTCTGGGGAGACAGTTAACATGGCTACCATATCAACGGATTCACGGTTTGGAATATTGTCCAAATCTGGAGCCGATGCGAAGAAAATGTTCACAGATAAAGTTGTACCCATATCAAGTAACTACCCATTCTTTTTTAAACCAATCCAGGACGGAATGGACAGGCCGAAAACGGAACTTGCCTATAGAATCCCCGCCTCAAGGCTTACCAGACGAAAGCTTAACGAAGGTGAAACTGAAGAGGAATTAGAAGGACTAGATACAACTATTGACTGGAAAAACACAGGAGATAACTCCTATGATGGAGAAAAATTAAAACTACTAGTACATGATGAAAGTGGAAAGTGGGAAAGACCTGACAATATATTAAACAACTGGAGGGTTACAAAAACGTGTTTAAGATTAGGTAGTAAGATAGTAGGTAAGTGTATGATGGGTTCAACATCAAATGCTTTAGAAAAAGGAGGTAACAATTTTAAACAACTATACTATAATTCAAATGTTAATAAAAGAAACCGCAACGGACAGACTAGTTCAGGACTCTATTCTTTGTTCATACCTATGGAATGGAACTACGAAGGATACATTGATGCTTTTGGATTACCTGTATTTGACACGCCAAAAAAACCTATAGTAGGGGTTGATGGGGAATTAATTGATTTAGGTGTTATAGAACATTGGAACAATGAAGTTGATGGATTAAAAGAAGATCAAGATGGTTTAAACGAATACTATCGTCAATTTCCAAGAACAGAAAAGCACGCATTTAGAGACGAAGCTAAAGAGTCTATTTTCAATCTTACTAAAATATACGAGCAAGTAGATTATAATGAGGATTTAAAAAATACTTCCGTAGTAACAACAGGTAGTTTTGCTTGGGCGAACGGAATGAAAGATACTAAAGTTGTATTCCATCCTAATAAGGACGGTAGATTTAAAGTGTCTTGGGTTCCTCAGTTTGATTTGCAAAATAAGATTATAGTAAAAAATGGTATTAAGTACCCAGGGAATGATCATATGGGTGCATTTGGATGTGACAGTTATGATATATCAGGTACTGTTGATAAAAGAGGATCTAACGGTGCTTTGCACGGTTTAACTAAGTTTAGTATGGAAGATGCTCCTCCTAATTGTTTTTTCTTAGAGTATATAGCGCGCCCTCAAACTGCTGAGATGTTTTTTGAAGACGTATTAATGGCATGTATATTTTATGGTATGCCTTTATTATGTGAGAACAACAAGCCTAGATTACTATATCATTTTAAAAGAAGAGGGTATAGAGGGTTCAGTATGAACAGGCCAGATAAAGTTTGGAACAAGTTATCAGTAACTGAAAGAGAAATAGGTGGAATACCTAACTCTAGTGAAGATATAAAACAAGCACACGCTGCGGCAATCGAATCTTATATAGAAACATACGTTGGTT